GTGTCCTGTCCGCCTCAAAAAACCGACCACCTTTACTTAAATTGCATTTTTGACACAATTGCCTCAAATTCCATAATTCATCGGTTCCGTTCAATCTCTTAGGAATGACATGATCGATGTGCATCTGGCCTTCAGTCTGACCACATTGCTGGCAACAACCATCACGCTTTAGCACCATCTCTCTGATCTTACGCCATCGAGCTGTGCTGCCACCTGTCCAGTTACGGCTCATCAATGCCAACCATGCTTTTGCCAATGTTCCAAAGCCTTGCAGCTTGATCCAGAATAGCGATGGGCCACATAGCGAAGGCTCCAGTCAATCATGCGATAACCATCAAGGTTTCGATACTTTGTGTTACGCATCTGGCCAAGACCAAAATGATTGCCATTTGGATTGATTGCCTCAACGCGCCAATTGCTTTCCTTTGTAATTAAGGTGTTAAAGCATTGAAATTCTTTGTAATTAACAATCCTTGAATGTGCATAGAGCTTCAATGAATCAATTGATGTTGTTACATCTTTTGCAGCTGTTGCCGGTGTCATTCCCATGACACAAAGCACGGCCAAAACCACCAAACATCGTCTGCGAGCTATCCGGTGAACCGGCTCGCCAACGAGTGTTGATGGTAGCAAGGCTGTCAATAACCGAGCGTAATCTTGAGCGAGTCCCACAGGTTTCACACACCTGTGCATAAAGGCTGTGGATAACTTAATCATCTCACCACTCCCAATTTACTATCAATTAAAGCTTGCCGATTGTGTTCACCAAATGCCATTAACATGACAGGCATGAAGATCCAGTTAATTTTATCGTCTGCCCGAACAAATTTGAGATTTGGCGATAGTACAAGAGCACCTGAGCAATGCTCCCAAACCAGGTTAAACCAATTTGATTTTGACATTGGCAAAAGAGCTATACCATCATTATGTAAAATCAACTTCTTTACCCATGGCGTTGGATTTGAATAAGGTGGATTGCACCAAACGCGCCCGACCCAATCTGTAGTCAATCCATCCTCGATAATTGAAAGCGATTTTGTAGCCGGTATCCACGGTATGCCGCCTGGTGGTGCGGAAACATCCAAATCAAACTGGACATTCAAAGCTTCAAATATAAATGGAGGCGTGTAGTAATCGTCAGAAGTACCATGGTCAATTAAATCATTGCCGAAGTCCATGTCTAATTGATTACTCATAGGTGCAACCTATCCTCACAAGGCTTACAAAACCACATCACAGCTCCATCATCTTGACGATCATATTCATTGACCATGCAGTCATTATCGCAAATGCTGCAATTCATGAAACCACCAAATCCGCTGAAACTGTAAATCTTTCCATCGGTTGCAATGTGGATGTCTTTTGGGTTGATAGTCATTGGCTTAGCTCTACGATCCGTGCATCATCGACAATCTTGATGCCAAATGTGCCACAGCTCATGCATTGTGCAAACCATTCATGCTCTGTCAATTCTGCACCTTTCTTGAGGCCATGGCGTTGTTTTGGCTTCCCATAAAGTTTTGCACAGATTGAACAATCAAATTGCAGGATGTGCATAATTGCTCCTTTGTAATGTCTCAATTGGTTGCAGGTTGATTTGTGGCACGCTCCAATTGTTTTGTGATGCATTTCGATAACGCGGCTTCTTGGCTATAGCTACAGGCATCCAGCCGACGATGTGCATTTTTGGTGAGCTGCCAGTAACTAGCACCGCAATGTCGCGATCATGTCGATCGGATTCCTGTATCCACAAATTGGAAGCTGGATTGGCTGACCATTTGACCTCAATGTGATCGCCCACATCAGCCTTTGACTTATCCCATGTGATGCCCGGCGTGTAGTCATAACCTAGTTTTTTTGCCACTACATACTCAGCGGCCATTGATTCGCCCATTTGTGCCACATACTCAAACCATGACAGGTTTTTGACAATGCGTGAGCTGTGGTCAGCTGATCGATCATGGCAATGTTGAATGGCTGCGATCATGCATTGCACCTCCTCAATGCGATCCATCATCGGCAATCACCACAGAACCAAATGATGTTGTCTTGCTTGTCATAACCTTTTTGATAGCCAAAGTGATCCAATCGCCTTAACTGTGAGCATTTGTCACATTGCTCAATTTTGTATTCCTCAACAATTTCGCCATTGCACATTAATCTGGCCATCATCTGTTGAGGATAAACAATCTCTACAAAATCGCTCATAATCACACCTGTGGCTTCCATGTGCCATCACTTGTCATGACATACCAATTTGGCCGGCATTGCTTTTCTTTCACCTTTTCGCTGCAAAAGTAACCTGCCCATGCTTTTATGGCATCGGGCTTGCTTTGATTCCAGCGCATTACGCCATGTGAGCAAATTGGCACAAACTCGGTTGGCGATTTTGAATCATCCGATGATCCAAATGATGGCGTTCCGGATTGCTCGGCTTCGGCCGATGTTTTGTAACTCGGCACATCGCCATGCTTTGTTGTCCAATAGTCATAATCGGCTGCCGGTGTCTTGATAGCTGCCATGACCTCTTTTGTGGCCTTCTCGGTGTTGCCCATTACTAAGGCCATCACGCGCATCAAAGCTGATGTAGTTGTGTCCTCGATCATCCAGCGTTTCATTTTGTCTGGATAAGCTGCAAGATAGCCGTATGCATAATCAATGCCAGCTGGATCAATTTCGGTTTGATTGCGCCATGCTTTAGCTTGCATTAGCACATAACCTTTTTCAGCATTGAATTCAATGATGTGAGCTTCAAGCCGACCTTGCGGAAATGTGGCTACCCATCGATCTGTGCGCTCCTTGTTGCCTTCATAGCCATCCATAAATGCGGCCATCACCACACCTTCCGATCAGCTGAAACCGCGTGGCGTGCTACAGCTCGGCCGCGTGTGTAGCCTTGTCGCTCGCCTTCTTTAAATCCTACTGAATAGGCCATGACAGACCATAAAGCCCCGGCAATGACCATTGTGATCACAATTGATAATTCATTCATTTTGTTGCTCCCGATTCCGGGAGCTGCGAATCAGCTCCCAAACAAAGAGTGACAGGCAAAACCGACAAACTCAACAATCACGCCTAGATTGCGGCGTGTCGCTACTTCTTTTGTTCAATGAGCTGTGTGTATAGATAATCCAATCGCGCTTCGATGCGTGAGACTTGATCCTTCATACTCGATCCCGAATTGGGTGCCAGCTCGCTCATCACCGATCTGATAATGATCCGCATTGACGAATAGACAGCTGTCAGTATCGCAATGACAAAACCACCAACAGCCGTCCATTCGCCCGGGCTCACTTCTTAATGCCTAATGCGTGATCGTTAGGATTGGCCCACCGAGCTAGTACTGGCACAATGCCAGCGATTAAGCCCATTGCCAAATCCTTTGGATTTGTATTCCCAGTCATGTAGACAGCTAAACAACCTGCCACCGCGCTTCTTGCCCATGATGCGGCAGCTGCTTTGATTTGTTTCATTTCATCTCTCCTTTTGGTCGATCCGGCAGATCACCGGAAAACGCGCCATAGGTTGGTCGGCCGTAACCGACAACAAATGACCTTGCTCCCAAATTTCTAGATTTAACCATGACTTCGCCGCCATTGCGTTGATCTCCGGCACCTGATGTGTTGCCTTCAATTGTCACAATTTGCTTGTCTGATACCCGGATCACCAAGCCAATGTGATTAATAGTTGTCTTGTCATCAATGACAAAATCAAAGAAAACAAAGTCACCAATCTTTGGCTCGGTGTGCCAGCGTTTCATTTTCTTAAAAGCATCAGCTCCGGCGCGTGTACTCACCACATTTGGCACATCCACTCCAGCTTGATCGGCACACCAATTGAGAAATGACCCACACCACGGCAGCTTGTCAGCCTTCATGTGCTTGCCATACTTTGTTTCATTGTTGCCGGTTTCAGCCGTGCCCACCTCAGCGAGCGCGACCTGAATTAAACGCGGCAATGTGCCTTGAGGAAATGTCACAACCCCAAAGCCTTCAAATCATCTGTTGTCAATCCGAGTATTGCAAGTTTTGCTTGTGCTGCCTCTTTGGCCGCAATTGCCTCAGCTTGCAATGCCGCTTTTTGATCTGCCTCGGCTTTATCGGCCTCCCATTGCGCCAATTCTGCCTCGTTCATGTCGCGAATTACTTCCTCGCCTATTTCAGCATTAACGATTTTGATTTGTGGTGTTGTCATTAGTTTTCTCCGTAAATGTACATGGTGCCTGTTGAAAAAGTACTTGCATGATTAATTGTGACCGATGAAATTGCAGCGGCTGCTTCAAATCTACCAAGGTTGTATGAGACAAGAATGCCAGCGGTGGCATCGCGCCCGGATGATCGGATGTCCACATCGATTAGTGATGTGTCTGTATAGCGTGGGATAGTCATCAAAGCCGCAAATTTGCCACTTGCAGCTGTATTTGAATTTGAATTGTTCAAAAACAAACTTGTGCCAGTTGTAAAATCGGCCTGAACTCCAGCTGCCGCATAATAGATTCGATGATCTGTATAGCTGCTTGTCGTGATTCCATTGAGTCTCAAAGTGACAGCTCCAACAGCTGCGGATGTCACATCTTTGATGTAAATAAACAAATTCTTGTAACTTTGTGAAATTGAGCTAACTGTCACGCTTGATCCAGTCAATGATGTCGTTGATAACAAAGTCAAGCCTCCGGGTGCTCCCCATGCTGGCAAGCCGCCTGAAACAGTCAGCACTTGTCCTGTTGATCCAATTCCTAAGCGTGCCGGGGTTGATCCGCTGGATGAATAGATTGTGTCACCAGTAGTGGTCATTGGATTGGTCATCCCGGCACTATCTGCGCCCCAAACAAAATCCATGTCGGTGTTTGAATTCTTTTTCAAGACATGACCAGTTGTGCCGCCTTTGAGATCGGCCAACGATGTATCAACCGCTTGCCCAAAAACCTCAAAATCTGCTGGCAAATCCGTGACCAAATCTGTGGCCGTGGGCATTTGCCAATTGAAATTGCTCGTTGGATTACTCATTTTTGCTCCTTACGCCACAATCGTGGCATTGATCCAATCCAAAGTTGGATTGACTGTATTCCATCTCTCAACCACCGGCACATCGTTCCAACGCATTGCCTGCAATGAAAAGCTGATCGGTGAAAGAATCATTGAAATGCTGATCTGATTGTATCGGGCCGAAAATGTCCAGCCTTCAACAAAACCCAAATAATCGCCTGAATTCATGTTAAGTGGCAAATCGCTAATCTGAACCGGCATCCCCATAAATACATTGATGAGATCATCGCGGTCGGCATCATCTAGCTCCGGGTTGGTGAGCTCATAGGTTATGTTGTTAAAATTAAAGCGAGGATAAGCTCTTAAAGCCAGGTAAAAATCGGCCTGATCCTCAGCATCGTGCAAATGCCTCAATGTCGTTGTAAAAATTTGTGATAATTGGCCATAAAGTCCAATGGATGCAATGTCGCTGGCATCGGTTTCATTCTGACTGT